TAGCGCGTGCGATGTCGTTTCATACCGCGACAACAGACGACCGAGTGATGCTCTACACGTCACACGGAACTCTGATCGCCTCTCAACGAATGGAGCTTGCACGTCAAGCGCTCGAGGAGAAGGCGGACTATCTCCTCTGGTTAGACTCTGACATGCGGTTCCCGAAGGAAACTATCGGGCACTTGATCCTGCGCGATAAACCCATCGTGGCGGCTAATTACGCTACACGCCGTATGCCGGTGAAGCCGGTGGCGATGATGGACGAGCAAGGGAAGATTGGCCGAGTCTACACGGCGCCAGACTCGGAGGGCTTGCAGCCTGTCGATTACGTCGGAATGGGCGTGATGATGGTCAAGCGCGAAGTGTTTGAGAAGATTGAGGCGCCGTGGTTTGCGATTCCTTATTCAACGATTGGGAATCACTACATTGGTGAGGATGTCTTTTTCTGCCGCAAGGCGAGAGAGGCCGGGTTCGAGGTGTTGCTGGATCATGACCTGTCACATCAGGTCAAGCATATCGGCACCTTTGAGTATTCGCACGAAGGTGCGTGGGCGATGAAGGAGCAGGTAGACGGTGGCACTAACGTCATACAGCGCATTGAAGTCTAGCATCGCCGACTGGCTAAACCGGGATGACCTGACATCGGTTATCCCGGATTTTGTCTCTCTGGCCGAGGCGCAGATTGAGCGCAAACTGCCGACGCAGAAGATGGTCAAGCGCTCGACCGCTACCATCGACACGCCGTTCTCTGCGCTGCCGTCCGACTTCTTGGCGGCCAAGTCGCTGGTACTGACGGCCACCGCTCCGGTGCGCCCGTTGACCTTTTTGACCGAGGACGAGCTTGACGCCAAGAAGTACATCTATCGCACCACTGGCACGCCGCAATACTTTGCGCTCATCGGGAACCAGATCGAAGTGCTGCCGCCGCCTGATACGGGCTATGCGGCTGAGTTGACGTATATCGCTACGCTCGCCAAGTTGTCAGATAGCAATGTGTCCAACTGGGTGTTAGAGCGACACCCAGACGTATATCTCTATGGCTCGCTGCTGCAAGCCGCTCCGTACCTGCGCGATGACGAGCGCATCGGCGTGTGGTCGAGCATCTATCAATCCGCAATTAACGACATGATCGTGCAGGATGAGCGCGCCGCCTTCAGTGGTGGCCGGCTTGCGATGGCGGTCAAACCGACGAGGGCTATCCCGTGAGTGCTTTTTCTAACTATCTCGAGAACAAGGTTCTTGATCATGTATTCGGTGGCGTAGCGTACTCTGCGCCTGCCACGCTGTATCTGGCGCTCTACACAGTAGCGCCTGACGATACCGGCGGTGGCACAGAGGTCAGCGGCACGTCATACGCTCGCCAGACGATAGCATTCACCGTGACCGATGACACGGCAAGCAACACCTCGGCTGTCGAGTTTCCGACATCAGGTTCGTCGTGGGGCACGGTCGTTGCGGTTGGTATTTTTGACGCTTTGACGAGCGGCAACCTGTTGGCCTACGGCAACCTCACGGCCAGCAAGACGATTGCTTCCGGCGACGTGTTCCGCGTCCCGGCGGGTGATCTAGACATCACGTTGGCGTAAGCGTGGCCGGTTACGGCTCAGGGCTTTACGGTTACGGCAACTATGGCATAGACCCCAAAGAGGGGGCGGCCACACTCTCTGCCGCCGCCACGTTGGTGGTGGCAGGGGTGCGCATCCAGCAGGGTGCGGCGACGTTAAATGCTGCGGCTACGGTCACAGCGAGTGCAACACGGGTGCAGCAGGGCGCTGCATCGTTAAGCGCAGCGGCAACGCTCACAGCGACCGCGACTAGGGTACAAAACGCAGCGGCAGCCTTGTCTGCTGCTGCCGCGCTAACCGCCTCAGCGGAGCGCATACAGCAAGCCAGCGCGACATTGCCAGCAGTGGCGACTCTTACGGCCACCGCCTTGGCGGTGTACGAGAGTGGCGCCAGTCTCTCGGCAGCGGCAGCGCTGACAGCGACGGCCAACCGGGTGCAGTTTGCATCTGCCGCCATGGCGGCATCCAGCGCGCTGACCTGCAACGGCAGGCGCAAGTGGGAGGTTGAGCCAGACACACCGGAGGTGTGGACGGCAGAGAGCGACACCGCTAGAGCGTGGACGCCAGAGAGCGACACGGCGAAGGCGTGGAGCGTGCAGAGCGACACGGCAGAAACATGGGCACCGCAGTCGGATACTGCGAAGACTTGGACTGAAAAAACACATCCCGCCTATTTGCAGGCGGCTTGAGGTAGACACAAATGGCTGATACGACAACCACCAACCTGTCACTGACCAAACCAGAAGTCGGCGCCTCTGCTGACACTTGGGGTGGCAAGCTCAACACCAACCTTGACACGATTGACGGCGTGTTTGCCGCAGCCGGCAACGGCACATCGGTTGGCCTTAACGTCGGCTCTGGCAAGACGCTCAACGTCTCTGCCGGTACGCTCACGCTAGCCGACAACCAGATCAGTGGCGACAAGGTGGAAGGCGGCACGATCAACGCTATCACCATCAACACGCTAACTGCCACGAATAATCCCATTCTCTCCGGCGGCACCGCCAACGGCGTGTTGTATCTAAACGGCAGCAAGGTGGCGACGAGTGGGAGTGCGCTGACGTTTGATGGGAGCACTTTTAAGGTAGCGACCGCCACCACTGGTGATCTTTTTGTGGTTGAGTCAACAGATGACGGTGCAACCGCAGCGCCTGATTTTGTTTTATACAGAAACAGCACAAGCCCCGCTGCAAGCGATCAGATTGCAAATATCGTTTGGCGTGGAAAGGATAGTGGTGGCGCAGATCAAGCCTATGCGAGGATATTGACTACGATTGTAAGCCCAACAGCGGGGTCTGAAACAGCAAGTTTCCAGATCGGAACGCAAGCAAGTGATGGTTTGCAAAATCGTTATGTGATTGACGAAAACCGTAACCACATTTGGACAGTTGCATCTGAGGGTATGCGCCTCACCTCCACGGGCCTCGGCATCGGGACGAGTTCGCCTGCGTATAAGTTAGATGTAAGCGGTTCTGCTAGAGCAACGGACTTTAAAGTTGGTGCAGCATTAACAGAACTTGCTTTGTTTCAAGTTGCGGGTGTTTCTTATTTGGGAAACAACTACGCTGCCAACCTTGTTTTGCGAACTAATGCGACAGACAGGCTAACCATTGACTCCTCCGGCAACGTCGGCATCGGGACGAGTTCGCCGGGTGGGAAATTACAAGTTTCTGGTGGTCGTTCAATTTTTAAGCCTACCGCAGAACAGTATGCGATTGCGCTTGGCCGTTCTGATTTTACAAATACCGCTTATATTGGCGTCGCTAATAGTTCAAGTAACCCAGATCTTGTTTTTTCTAATAACGCTGGAACTACTCTTGCTACATTGACCGACTCCGGCAACCTCGGTCTGGGCGTCACGCCGAGTGCGTGGGAATCTGCTTATAAGGCGATTCAAATTGGCGCTGGTGGTTCGGTAGCGTTTGGCTCTACAAATGCTGGTGCAGGACTTATTGGTGCAAACGTTTATTCCGATTCTGTTGGTACGGAAAGATTTATTGCCTCTAGTTATCGCGCCGCAAAGTTTGCAATAAATGCGGGAGCGTTTACTTGGTCTACAACTGGCACAACCTCCGGCACCGCAGGCAACGCCATCTCGTTTACGCAGGCGTTAACTTTAGACGCTAATCGCAACTTGTTGCTAAATGGCACTTCCGCTCCTGCTTCTGGAGTTGGCACGTTTGCAATCTTTAACGGCACGGCTCCTACCGGCTCCGTTACTAACGGAATTGTGCTGTATGCCGAAGATGTCTCATCCAGCAGCGAACTGAAAGTTAGAGACGAAGCCGGCAACGTCACTACGCTTTCACCGCACAACTTCTCATTGATTCCAGAAGGGCCGTCAGAAGATATGGCATGGTCTTATTATTCTGAACGCGATGGAAAGCGCATCAACATTGATATGCTCAAAGCCATTCGCGTATTGGAAAAGTTAAGCGGCGAAAAGTTGGTGCATGAGTCATGACGCAAGACGAAGCATTACGATTGTTTGAATACCGCAATGGACGTTTGCATCATCGCACGGCAAGCCGTGGACGAAAGATTGGCGATCCGATTGGTTCTATCAACGGAACGGGCTACCGAAAAGTTGGCATGGGCGGCAAGTATTACACCGAACACGCATTGGTTTACCTAATGCACCACGGCTATATACCTTCCGAGATTGACCATATAAATGGAATACGCGACGACAATCGTATTGAAAACTTGCGAGCCGTAACGCGCAGCGAGAACCAATACAACAAAGGTAAGTGCCGCAACAATACGTCAGGGCATCGCGGCGTCTCGTGGCATGGCAAGAGTAAGGCTTGGAACGTGCGCGTAATGAAAAACGGAAAAACAGTTTTTCAGACTTACGCTAAAGACTTGGAGTTGGCCGGATTCATCGCTGAAGAAGCGCGGCTGAAATACTACGGACAATTCGCTACGGAGGCGAGATAAATGGCTACTGAAATCGTTTGGAACGTATCTGAACTCAACTGCTTACCGGACGCAGAAGGCAAGCAGGACTACGTTGTTACCGCTCATTGGCAGTGCAACGGCGTAGACGGCGACTACAGCGGCAGCGTCTATAGCACCTGCTCGTTTCCGGTCGTAGAAGGCGCGGCTTTCGTGCCCTACGCTGACTTGACGCTAGATACCGTGCTCGGATGGATTTGGGCAAATGGCGTGGATAAGGCGGCAACCGAAGCGGCTGTGGAGCAGCAGATTGCTAACGCCAAGAATCCGCCGGTGGTGTCGCCGAAGTTGCCGTGGGTGGCGTAATGATTAAGTTGGAATTGACGCTTGAGGAGGCCGTTGCCATCACTAACCTGATCGGCAGCCTGCCAACCGCACAAGGCGCTTTCCCGTTGTGGCAGAAACTGCGCGAGCAGGTCGAGCCGCACCTGCCGAAGCCGGACGACAAACCAGCGGAGTGATCCATGTCGGATCAAGAGAAGGAAAACGCCGTGGAGTTGGCCATGCTACGAAAAGACCTTGAGGTAATGCAGGCTGACATGGCGGAAGTGAAGGCGGATCTAAAGAAGCTCGCCAATGCGTGGGCCACGGCAGAAACGCTCGTGGCCTTCGTCAAATGGCTTGCAGGTCTTGCAGCCGCCTTGGCTCTCCTCACCGGCTTGTTTAAGGGTTGGTTCTCTCCACCAAATCAGGAGTAGGGGCTAGATGCTCGTACCCATCAATGTACAGCCGGGCGTATATCGCAACGGCACCGACTACCAGAGCAAGGGGCGTTGGCGTGATGCCAACCTCGTGCGCTGGTACGAGGGCACCATGCGCCCTGTCGGCGGCTGGCGTAAGCGCTCCACCAATCAGATGAGCGGCATGTGCCGTGGTCTGATTGCATGGCGCAGCAACGCCAATGCGCGCTGGATTGGCGCTGGCACGCATAGTCATCTCTATGCGATGAACGAGGCAGGCACGCTGACGGACATCACCCCAGCGGCAGGCTTTACGGTTGGCGTTGCAGATGCCACGCTCAACTTAGGTTATGGCGGTGGCCCTTACGGGCTTTATAGTTATGGCACGCCGCGCCCAGACACCGGCACTGTGGTGCCTGCCACCACATGGTCGCTCGATAACTGGGGCGAGTACTTGCTCGCCTGCTCCAACGCCGATGGCAAGATTCTGGAGTGGGACTTAGACACCAACAACAATGCGGTGGCACTGACCAACGCGCCTATCGACAACAAGGCGGTGCTGGTAACGGCGGAGCGCTTTGTGTTTGCACTCGGCGCTGGCGGTAACGCTCGCAAGGTGGCGTGGTCAGATCAAGAAGATAATACGATGTGGACTCCGGCGGTCACTAACCAAGCCGGCGACATTGAGTTGGAGACGGTCGGCTCTATCGTCACCGGCAAACGCCTGCGCGGTGTGAATCTGATTTTCACTGACGTGGACGTACACACCGCCCAATATCAAGGGCCACCGTTCGTCTACGGCTTTGAGCGTATTGCCACCGGCTGCGGGCTGATTAGCGCGCAGGCGGTAGCGGCGGTGGAGTCGGTCGCCTATTGGTGGTCGCCTTCTGGCTTCTTCATGTACGACGGCTTTGTGCGTCCGATGAAGTGTGACGTGCTGGACTATATCCAGAACAACGTCTCGCAGCAGCAGCGCTCGAAGGTGTACGCGGTAGCCAACAACCAGTTTGGTGAGATTTGGTGGTTTTACCCAAGCGCGACTAGTAATGAGGTAGACTCTTATGTGGTCTATAACTACCGTGAGCAGCACTGGTCGATAGGCACTCTGGCGCGTACCGCCGGCACCGACCGTGGCGTGTTCAACTACCCGCTGATGGTATCCACCGACGGCTACATCTACGAGCAAGAGGTTGGCACCGAGTATGACGGTGCTGCGCCGTATGCGCAGACCGGGCCGATTGAGTTTGGCAACGGTGAGCGCCTGATGGTCGCCCGGCAGTTGATTGCCGACGAGAAGATGCAAGGATCTGTCGGCGTGCAGTTTAAGACACGATTCACGCCGCTGGGCGATGAGGTGGTCAAGACGTATGCGATTGACAGCCCGTATACACCAGTGCGGTTCACGGGCCGTCAGATTGAGATGCGCATCACCGGAGCTACGCCGTCAACGGATTGGCGTGTCGGTACGATGCGCCTAGATGCCGTCTCAGGTGGCCAGCGGTGAGCGTGCCAGATGCAGACATGAAATGGATTAGTCCATTCCGTGAGCTCATCGAGCGCGCCTTGGCGGAGAATTATGGCCAGATCAACTATCAGGATGTCATCGACGGCATTGGCCGTGGTGAATACCAGTTTTGGTCTGCCGAAAACTCCTGCGTCATTACGACCATCGACATCTTCCCGCGCCTAAAGCAACTGACCGTCATCATCGGCGCGGGCGACCTTAACGAGATTGATGACGTGATTAGGCCATTAGTAGAGACATGGGCGCGCAGCATCGGCTGCAACACCATGCTGATTATGGGGCGCCCCGGTTGGGAGCGAGCACTTGAGGGTTACCGACGCACCGCAGTGGTGCTTGAGAAAAAACTATGAGCAACCTTTTTAAGTCCAGCAAGAAAGAAACCTCCTCGACGCAGATAGACCCGGCGATCTATCAGAACGTCTTGCAGAACATCGAATTGGCGAACCAAGTGGCCGCCATTCCGTTCACGCCGTATCAGGGGCTACTGACGGCGCCGTTCACGCAGGACTACATGCGCGGCGAGGCGATGACGCGAGCCATCGCGGAGCAGGGCGGGTATGTGCCAGAGCTAGAGATGGCGTCACGGCAGTTGCAGCGCGACCTTGGCTTCCAGCCGGAGCGCGTGCAGGCCGGTCAGATTGGCTCACAGTTTGAGGCGCCGCTGGCGCAGGCCGAGCGTGTGGCGCCGGGTACCACGTTTGAGCGTATGCAGGCCGGTCAGGTCGGTACGCAATTCAATGCGCCGACAGTTGGCGCAGAGCGCGCTGCCACGCAGTTTGGCGTAGGCAACATTGGCGCTGAACGTGTCGCCACGCAGTTTGCGCCTGAGCGTGTTGGTGCGCAGCAGGTGGCCACGCAGTTTGGTGCCGCACCGATTGCCTCGCAGTTTGGCGTGCAGAACGTGCAGGCTGGCACGGCTGCTGGCCCCGGCGCTGTGCGCGACATCTCGGCGCAAACCATCGGCGCACCGGCTGGCGCTCGGGATGTTATGGGGCCGGGCGCTGCTCCGACCGTTGGCGGTGCCTCCTTCTTGGGACGCGATCTAGCCGCCTATCAGAACCCGTACCAGCAGGCCGTCATCGAGGCTGGGCTATCAGACATCGACCGCGCAGAGGCTTCACGGCGTCAACAAATTGGCGCTCAGGCTACGGCCGCCCGCGCCTTTGGCGGCAGCCGTCAGGCGGTGCAGGAAGGCATCGCGGCTGGTGAGGCAGCGCGTGAGCGTAACCGCTTCATCGCCGAGCAGCGTGCGCAGGGCTTCCAGCAGGCCGCGCAGTTGCGTGAGGCTGACGTGGGCCGTGAGCAGCAGGCAGCGCTGGCCAACCAGCAGGCCATGCAGAACATCATGCAGTTGGCGCAGGCTGGTCAGATCAGTAACCAAGAGCGCGACCTGCGCTTGTCACAGTTGGGCTTGACCGCGCAGCAGTCGAACCAGCAGGCGGCGCTTGAGGCTGCCCGCGCCAATCAGGCCGCGCAGTTGCAGGGCCAGCAGTTGGGAACGCAGACGAGCCAGTTCAACGTTGAGCAGCAGATGCGTGCGCAGTTGGCGAACCAGCAGGCGCAGCAGCAGGGGCAGCAGTTGGGGCTGACGGCGGCGCAGGCCAACCAGCAGGCGCAACTTGAGGCGCAGCGTCTTGGCCTGACGGCCGGTCAGTCGAACCAAGAGGCTGCCTTGCGTGCAGCGCTTGCTAATCAGCAGGCTGGTCAGACTGGTCAGCAGATGGGGCTACAGGCGCAGCAGTTCAACGCACAGCAGTCGATGGAAGCGCAGCGCCAGAATCTGGAAAACCAATTGCGTGCGCAAGGCATGACGGCGGATCAGGCGCGAGCCAACGCCGACCGGCAGATGCAGGCAGCGCTCGCCAATCAGGGTGCGATGCAGCAGGCGCAGCAGATGGGCTTGCAGGCTGGTCAGTTCAACGTGCAGCAGATGATGGAAGCGCAGCGGCAGAATCAGGCTGCTGGCTTGCAGGCGCAGGGCA